AGTGTCGTCTAACTCTTTCCACCAACTCATGTTTTGATCTAGCTCTTTGCAAACTATATCTATATCGTTGTTAAGGCACTCTAAAATTCTTTTTTCTGAAACAGGCGTACCAACAGGTTGTCCATGTTCCTCATCTGTTTCTAACACTAAATGCCCCACTCCAAAAGTAGGATAACCAAGGTGATCTAAATATATCTCGTATTTATACCCCTCGTCTTTAATTAGTTCTTCTACTAGCTTATTTTTATCCATTATATATTTATGGATGTAGATCCGTTTGTTGATATGGTAAGTTTGCCTAAAGACGCAGTGGCCTCTACTCCAAACTCTCTTCTTTCGTATAAACTTATCCACTCTTTGCCAGTCCAAAGCTGGAGCTCTTGAGCAGTTAGATTCCATATAATATCGCCTTGTTGAAACTTGTTATTGTTACGTTGTGTTTCGTTTACAGATAAAGTTGAGTCTATATCTACTTTATTTAGGCTAAGTTCTAATACTCTAACCAGTCGGTTAAAAGTTTCAGGAGATATTTCTCCTATTGCTAGTGGTAGTTTTGTTTCTAATAATTTACTCACTATCTTCTACCATTAACTTTTAAATCCATACGAGTTGCGCCTATTCTAAATCCCACTCCTAATCTAGCTCCTAAAGAATTATCATCATCTGATTCTATTCTAAGAGCTGCTTGCCTTGCTCTAAGTCTCGTATCTATTTTTGTTGTAGAAGATGTGCAAGTGTTAGTGGATTCAGTAACTAAACTATCGCCTGGAAAGTCTCTTTGTTTTAAAACAAAATTAATTGTTTGGCCCGATCCTCCACTTCCTGTAAATTTAATATCAGGAATTATTCTACTAATCGCTTGAAATTGTTCTCCGTTACCAAGTGCAAAATCACTAGACTCTATAAACACATTGTCCATTGGAGAACCATCATCATCGTTACCTGTTTCATGGTTATATAAAATTCCAGAAGAAGTTGCCATGGGACTATCAAAAATGCCTTCATCTATCCAAGAAGTTCTATTAAGTTGACCAATTGTCCATAGCTTTTCTTCATAGTTATAGACTACGTATCTATCTATTGAAGATGCACTGCCTGAACAATAAAACCAACCCACTTCGTCAAATTCTTTATTTAAAAACGCAAAAGTTTGAAATGCTTGCCCTTCATTAAAATCACTAAATACATAATCTTGAACAGTGCAGGATACATCCTGAACATTTCCGTTGTAAAAATAAAATCCTTTTTTGTCCATCCAGAATGTCCCTTTAGGTGAATTTATACAAGCATTTGGAGAAATTAAGCCTACTCCCTCGTTTACTAAATTAATTCCAAAAGTAAACGGTTGACCTATAAAAGTCATAGAATATAAAGACGTGTCTGTCCACACCAATGTTTCTTGCCTAGTTCGTATTGCTCCTACAATCGATGAGCCTGCGGAAAGTCTCAATGACCCTGCTGTATTTGTAGGAAGAGGTTCCCACTCTGTTACATTTTCTTGATCGCTGAAAGCTATAAGCATAGGATCAAGATTTCCCGTGCGCGAAGTTCCCGATATTGGATCTGCGCCAAAGCAAATTACGTGTCTATCTACGTCACTAACTAAAACTTGCAAGGCTTTAGTAGGAGCTAAGTTTGCTCCAGCCAAGTCGCTCAGTGCTACAGCTCTTGTTGTACCTAATGTACCCGCACTTATGTCATAGTAAAATATGCCACCTGCGCGCGCGTTAATAACTAAGTCTTCGCCAAAATTATCATGTGACCATAAACGTAATTGATTAGCATCAGTTAAAGCTGTGCTAGAACTCCAGGTGCCTGCTCCCCAAGTGCCTGCTCCCCATCCTGTAGATTCAACAAAAGTATCTAGTCCAACATTTATTTGATATGCACCTACTACTGAACTGCCCCCATTACCACTGTCACTAGCGTTTGCCGTGACTGTAGCTCCAGAGGTATCTTTAGCGGTTATGGTATAAGTGTTTGCGCCTGTAACTAAAAGTATTTGATATTCTTGATTTAATACAGCAGCGGTAACATTTCCTCCTAGACTAGATGCTCCGCTAAAAGTAACAAAATCATTAGTTACAGCACCATGACTTGTATCAGTAATTGTTATTGTAGAACTGCCATTAGTAGCTGCGAAAGTTACATCGCCTGCAGCTGTTGTAACTCTTAAAGGTGTAATATCATAAAAGTTCCCACCTTCTTTTATATAATATTTAAACGTTGTGCCTACGCCTAAAAATTTAGTTAGAGAAAGATCTACCCAAGCATGTAAGGCTCTAGAAACGCCTAAAAAAGTATTTGTTACAGCTTTGGCCCATCCACCTATTTTTTCAGGAAGGCCTTTACGAAATCTTACAAAGTTAGCATCAAACCACCCGCCATCATTAGAATAGTCTGTGCCTTCTCGATTTATTCCAGGTCGAAGTATAAATTTTTCTAAAGCCATTATTCATTTATATTAACTTATCTATACCCAAAGAAGCAGCTGTCAGACCGTACAAGCCCCACATAATATACTCAAGTCTTCTAAATTTAGAAGAGCCTTCATCTAATCTTTTCTCTATATTTTCATAGCGAATAGCGCATTCTTTTTCGTGTGAGCTGATTTGATGTATTGCATCTTTAGCTGTAGCCATTACTTTTTAGACTTTTTCTTTACTCGTTTAGTTGTGTAAGCTTCATTAACGTCTGGAGTTGATAGATCATCTCCTACAAACTTACCATCTTCATCTCTAGCACGAACTTTTACTTCCTCAGTGTTAGTCCAAAAACCAACTACTTTGCTCCACCAACTCATTATTTATCCTTGGCCTTGCCGATGTTAAGTGCTAAAAAATCTATCACTTTATATAATTTAGATAAAAACTTATCTCCTCGTGGTGTTGGGGTTACAGCTGCTACAAGTGATGCTATCGCTATAATTGCTGTAACCCACATAAATACATTAATCCACATCATATTTTTACTCTCCTTTTACTTATTAGCTGCAATATATGCTTTACCTGTATTAACAGCATTAGTGCAGTCTGTTTTTTTACTACTAGATGAACCTACTATATTAGGTGTAGTATCATCTGAATCAACAGGTTCGTAAGTTAGTATAGTTTCTAAGTGGTCAACATTTTGTTGTACTCTTTCATTAATCTGGTCTTGAGTCCAGGATGTATCAGCTTCTGCTGAACCGCCAACGTAAATTGATTTTTTTCCGTTAGTGTTCACGTCATTAATAAGTGTAACGCTATCTTCTGCTGCTTTTAAACATTGTGCTACTGTTTGAGCCATATTATTCTCCTTTTAATGTTTCTCTAATTCTTCAACTTTAGCCGAAAGTTCTTGCACCGCTTTTACTAATATCGGTACAAACTTTTCGTATTGCAAAGAATATTGTTTGCCATCACCTGATAGGTTACTAACTAAATTAGTTTTATCAGATAGGTTATGATTTATTGATTCTTCTAAAGCAACAACATCTTGTGCTTTAAAACCAACATCCATCCAATCCTCTTTGTGTGTACCATCATGTGTAACACTATTCAAATCTGCATCAGGATTTGCATCCCAATCTATGTACTTATGCCTTTTATCCCAATAATAAGTATAAGGTGTTAATTGATTTACAAAATCTAAGCCAGCAGATAAAGGTTGAAAGTCTGTTTTGTCTCTTTCATCAGATGCAACAGTTATTGATACTTGTGCATTTATTTTTGAATGGTCGCCATTACCTAAAGTAACTTCGTTATTTCCAGATGTTAAAGCACCTCCTGGTGAACCTGAGTTACCAGAACTTGTACCTAAACATAAAAGATTACTACCAGAAGTTATTTCTCTACCAGCTTGTTTACCGATTGCTACAGAGTTGTTACAACCATTTCCATTTTCTAGTGCCTCAACTCCAAAAGAACAATTACCAGAACCAGTTGTATTATCAAGTCCTGATGCTCTACCAACTCCAGTATTGTCAGTGCCTGTTGTTAATTTGCCTAGAGCTTCAAATCCTACTCCAGTGTTATTACTACCTGTTGTTGTGGCATCTCCTGCTGCTGCTCCTACCATTGTATTTTGAGCACCTGTAGTATTTACCAATAAGGCATCTTTACCTATTGCTGTGTTATTAGAAGCCGTAGTGTTTGCACCTAAAGCTTGTACACCAACTGCTGTGCAATTTTCACCTGTTGTTAAAGCGTCCATTGAGTTTGCACCAACAGCAGTGTTTTGATTGCCTGTTGTTTCAGCAAATAATGATTTGTGCCCAACTGCTGTGCTATTTACTCCTCCACTATTAGTTGTATTGTGATGGTATAGAGCTTGTACACCAACTGCTGTCATAAACTTACCAGTAGTGTTTGTAAATGCAGCTTGAAACCCAACAGCAGTGTTGGATATTCCAGTGGTGTTACCTCCCATAGCGTCTTTTCCAACTGCTGTAAGATCATCCCCTGTAGTATTAGCATCTAAGGCATTAGCTCCGATTGCTACATTTGAGCCTCCAGTTGTATTTGCATTCATGGAGTTATAGCCGACTGCTGTGTTATTAGCAGATGTAGTTGCAGCTTGTAATGCACCACCACCTAATCCTGTGTTAAAACTTCCTGTGGTAAGCGTCCTTACAGAGTTAATACCTAAAGAGGTATTTTCACCACCTGTGGTTATAGCCAAACTTGAATCGTGTCCAACCGCAGTATTGCCAGCACCAGTAGTATTTGCTGCTAATGAATCAGAACCAACAGCAGTATTAGTTCCTCCAGTTGTATTTGCTGTTAATGAATTAGCACCAACAGCAGTGTTTGCTGCTCCTGTAGTAGATACTCTTAAAGAAGATTCGCCCACTGCGGTGTTGCTATTTGCCGACGTATTTGCACTTAAAGCTTCTCTCCCTACTGCTGTATTTGAGGCTCCTGTGGTATTTGCATCTAAAGCTGTTGCTCCAACTGCAGTATTCTCTGAACCTGTAGTGTTTGTTAATAGAGATTGATGACCTATTGCTGTGTTGTTAGAAGCGGTAGTATTTGCATTTAAAGATTGTACACCAATAGCAATATTTGATGCCCCTGTAGTATTTGTAAACAAAGCACCTGTAGCTATTCCTACGTTACTTGAAGCTGTCGTATTGTTAGCTACTGTTTGTGAACCAATAGCTACATTATTAGAACCTGTTGTATTATCTTTTAAACCCTCAAAACCAATTGCAACATTACTGTCTCCAGTAGTTAAAGCTGCAAAGACATCTACACCTACGCCTGTATTTTGGTCTGCTGCATCAATAGTTCCTGTTGCATCATCACCAATCATTATTGATGAAGTACCAAAAGTTTTACTGGTTATGCCATTAACAGTTGCACCTCCAGAAGAAGTGCCTATATTTAAAATAGAAAAAGCGTCTACTACTGCTGCTCCACTACCAGCACCATCAAGATAAACTGCTTTAGTATCACCAGCAGGTATAGTTACATTAGCTCCAGAGCCTTGTGAAATAATAATATTTTGAGAACCGCTTGTTCCATTCTCTATAAATTGCATTCTGCTTATAGTGTTTGGTGCGATGGTGATAGTACAAGCTGAATCAAGTGTGCCTGTGTATTTTAAATACATAGCTCTACCAGGATCGGCAGCACCATCGGCTACAGTTGTGGTGTGTGTGTCTGCATTAGTAGTTATAGCTTCAGTTCCAAAACTTAGAGCTTCCCCTATTAATTCTAGGTTTGTATTCGTTACGTCGCCCCAAGTTCCTGATGCATCACCTGTTGCTAATTCATTAAGCCTTAAATCATTTACGTATGAACTTGCCATTTATTTTATCCTCACATTAATTAGATTATATACTTTTTTCATGTAATAGTTAAGCCACTTCTTCCCAGTTTGGATTTTGAGCATCACTTACATTAGTCCAACTTGGGTCTTGTGAATCATCAACTAATCCCCAAACGTTAATTTCAGGTGTTCCTGTAGTTCCTTCAACACCA